TGCGACAATAGCTTCACCTTGCTCTGGCGATAAAGTCAAGCCTACGGCTGTTAAAAGGGCTATTAGACCCCTCCATGTAGATGATTCTTTACCACGGGCTAATAAAAATGCTTTCATAACTACTCCTTAAAAGGTTTGTAAGATGGTTTGCCGTTTATAAAAGTTGCTGTTAAGAATTGCTGACGCATTTTAGGGTCAAACGATACATGAATCCAAGCGCCTTCTTCAATTACTTGGTCTACTTTAATGCCAGACTTGTGTAAAGCTTTTACTACATCAATAGGCTTGCCAAATCCAGCGCAAGTAAAGTCAGCAGCTAAACCGTCCATGTGAGCAGAGTTTACAGAACCGCCTATCTTGCGATTAAGCTCCATGCAACGAAAGGCAGAGCTTATGCGTAATGGATGGCCTAAGAATGTGCGTATTTTCTCAAGGTTGTCAGCTAGTGTTTTAAGGTTGTTTTTAACTGCTTGAGATGGGTTGTTGTTGATGTTACTGCGAACTGCTGTTTGTGAGAAGGTTAGCTCCTCAAGCGTAAAATGCTCGCTCAACTTCATTTAAGGTTTTCCAACTTGTAGATAAGGCTTAAGAACTCACCGATTACCTCGTCCACGATATTCTGTAACGCAGAATCATCTTTAGGTATGCACTTGTAACGATTCTTCTCAACATAGGCTAGTTTCTCAGCTATGCAGTAGATAGGCTCTTTATACTTCTCTTCTTCGGTCAGTATAGGTATTTCTTTAATAATCCCATGACGGCCTTGATAAGCTTCTGTTAGTTTGTCAGCCAACCCTGCTATGTCTTCATAGAAGTGGCCTAATGCTTTGTGTTGAGAATAGCTTTTAGTGCGTAGATGTTCTCTGTGTGCTACATCACGGGCTAAAAACAATGTTGCTATAAATTCACCAATCATATCTCATCCTCAATATCAATAATTCCAATTAAATCTTCATCGTATACATTACACTCATGGCAGACATGAAAGTCTATGTCAGCATCGTCTATCTCGTAAGGCTCACCGCAACACTCACATAGCTTAATCTGTTTCATATTTTACCTACAAAAAATGCCCCGAAGGGCTAGGCATACTTACTCTTAAGGTATTTAAGTGTTAGTGGCAATTCGTCAAAACGGCCATCCTCTACATCGTATAACATATAGCACCCACGAAAGTGATTGTTACCTTGAGCGCCTAAATAAGCCTCAGTATGCTCGTAACAGCTCCCACATATGATTGCGCTCATTTCCGTGCCATCAGCTCTCATGCCATAAGCTACTTGCCGTCCTTGCATATGCCCAGCAAAACAACTCATGTGCTTTTTGGTCAATATAGCGGCAGCAGAACAAATAGGTCTGCCCATAGCACCCGATGTAAAGTAGTGAGCGTAAGCTATGCCGTCAATGACAATAACTTCTAAGAATGGTATAACTTCCCAATCTTGGTAAGGCAAGTCATCAATGGAGATAAGGCCGTCTAGCTTCCTATCCTCGTTAATAGCACGATTAATACGGTCTTCATGGTTTCCAAGCGTTAGCACCATACGAGGTTTGTATTGCTTTTGCTTAAAACTTTTGGCTTGATTGTTGTAGTCATATATAGGTTGTAGAAGAGCATCCATAGCCTCTCTAGCAGCCCAAATATCTTTTTGGTAGCTACGACCTTCAAATGACTTTTTACCCACATCATAAGAAGAAAGGGACTCCATATCAGCGAAGTCCCCTATACATATAATTACATCAGGCTTTTTGTCTACAAGGTACTTACCTATGCAGGTTAGGAATGTAAAGTCATTCCCATCTTTAGCCTGGACATCAGGCAACACGAAGTGTGTCTTAGTGGGTTTTGTCAGGAAGCTCATAATATAGTTGTAAGTCCTCATCAGAGAAAAGCACTACGCAAGTGCCATCCTCTGTATACATTACAAACTCATCGTTGTCAATACCTACTTCTTCTATTCTTTGACCTACTAACTTGTCAAAAAGAGCCTCTAATTTTTCTTGTTGTGTCATTTGTCAGCTTTGTTATCAAGCTTCTCAAAGATACGGTTAAGCACAGCTTCTAGGCGGTCTAGTCTAGCTTCTAGGTCTTCCTTGCGAACATAGTATGTAGGCAGGTCAACCTCAATCGCTTTAACATCACGCTTAAGGTCTTGCACAGCGTCCCATAGCTGTCTAGCAAACCAGCCTAGAACAGAAAGAACTGTACCGCCTACTATGTTAATTAAGTTTTGAGTTTCCATCATAACCTCTACAATACTACCCAGCGTGAACCGCCAGGAACGGTTACAGTTACGCCTGAATTGATAGTTATAGGCCCAGTAGTCATTGCATTTTTGGTTGCAGGTATTGAGTAGCTTGTTGTTACTACTTGGTCGTTCTCAATAAACACTTCATCTGAACCACCACCAGTAGCACCACCACCACCACCTATTCCTACTAACTGGAATTGCGTGCCATCGTAAACCACTTGCACAATAGCGTTTAATGTAATGTCACCAGCAACTAAGCTAATTGCACCATTCTTAGTAATGTTTTTAGCGCCAATAGCGTTGATGTTAATTGTCACAGCGCCTGTGTTAGTTCCTGACGCAATAAACCTAAACACTTGACCAGCAGCATAAGCTGTCATACCTAAAGCAGCTGTAGCAACGATAGTATCTGTGCCACTAATGCCTGTTAAGTATTGAAATACAGAATCCTGTATCTGACCTGCTGAAGCTGATTGAGTTCGCAGCGTAGCAGAGCCTACACCTGACAATACATATCCACCCATAGGCAAGTTAGCCGTAGGTGTAGTTTGACCGTCTGATGTAAGCGATGCTGTAAGAGCTGACGCAATATCATTTAATGTGTTATTAGCCCAAGTTGAGGAAATTGTAGTTCCCGTAATAACAGGATTACCTACTGGTAAAGAATATACCCCACTGCCGTTTCTTGCCATTATTTTTCCCCTTGATTTTCGCTTAGCATTTTGCCCATTTTACGAGCTTTTTTTGACATTAAAGGATTGTTAAGCGTTTCATTCGTATTTAATGTATCTGAATCTGTGTTTAACTGATTATATGAAGTTAAAGCAGAAGCCATGGGAACTCCAACAAGACCTTTGTTTGTAGCTTGAGGTATCTTTCCTACCGCTTGACCTGTTTGATACATCATACGAGCAATTAATGCCTTAAAGGCATCGCTTCTATCTGCCATCATTCCAGCCAATTGAACTGGATTGTTAGACAATCCTGCAATACCTACTGGATTGTTTTTTAGCGCAGTATAAGCCCTAGACTCAGCTACATCTAATGCGTTAATTAACTCTGATTCTTTTTTATTTAATAAATTAACAGTTGGCTCTACTCTAGCAATCTCTTCTTTTAAGCCTCTTGCACCAGCCCTTTGAGCTTCTTTGGCAGCACCACCAAGTTCATTAAAGTTTTTGTCACCAATAGCTTTATATGTACCCTGCTTTATTCGTTGCGCTAATTGAACATCAAAATCATCAATAGATTGTGCTGGAAGTAACAAGCCAGTATTTTTTGGCTTAGGGAGTAATTCGCTATTTTCAAATGCTTTTTTTACAGATTTAACTGCGGATACATCAGCACCTGCATCAAGCTGATATTTGTAAGAATTTTCCAAGTCATCAAGATATTTTAATACCGCTGATTTGCTAACTTTTTCTCCTGAATTAGCAATCATCTCTGTAATGTGTTCGTTTAAAGAATCTACCTTTGCTTGCAGTGTATCTAAGCCACGACCAAATATAGTTCTTCCTACAGTAGGATTAACACCTTCTTCTAGCAATGTTTGAACGGCTTGTTGACCTTCGCCAGATTTTAATTCATTTTTGCCTGGTTTAACTGCAGACATCATTAGTCTGTTAGCACCAGCCTTTAATGGTTTTTCTAGCAGTTGCGGAGCATTAACTGCGCCACCTGTTAAAGCGCCAATAGTAGCGTTTTCTAATCTACTTTCTGAACCGAGAGTTGGTTGCAATCCGCTAAATGCACCACCAGCAAGCATACTGCCAGCTTTAGTATTGGCGCCAGGAATTAGTGCGGTAGCTAATGCTGTGCCTATGTTTCCTGCAATTGCGCCAACTGGAGCTTCTTCAGCAATAATCCTGTTTTTCTTAATTTGAGATGTATCGTATTGTTGCCTAGGTAATGCTTGATACCCTTGAATTGGACTAGATGATGTTTCACCAGTTTTAGGATTTACATATTGCTGTGGATTCATCAACTCTTGTGCAAGCTGTTTACCGCCTTCTAGCAAATTAGATGGGGCAGTCATTACGCCTTTTAAGTTACGGCTTAACCATGACTCGTTTTGCAAGTCAGACCGCAAAGCATCGTTCTTTTGCTTTTGTGAGTTTAATTCAACATAGTCCAATATGCTCTGTTGTGAGCTACCTTCAGGAGCAGTCACCATAAAGCTTTGCCCACTAGGGGATGTAACTTTATACTGCATTAATTTTTGTGTTGATTCAGCCATTTTAGTTTCCGTTTATGGGTTGAATTGACCATCCAGGCTTATTTCCACCAGCTTGCGTAGGTGGATTTTGTGAAGACCAAACAGATTCAGCTCCGTTTAAATTGCCATTTTGGTCATACCATTTTTGCAAGAAATCAACTTTGGATTTAGCTCTATCGTATTGTTGCTGATAAGTATCACGAATCTTTCTATTAGCTTCTCCACCTTGACTTATGTTTGGCAAGGATTGTAGATACAACGAAATATCTCTATCAGATGTTGTACCTGAACCTTCAACACGCTTATTGGGAGCTATTTCAGCAGTAATACTTTGCATTACTTTTTCATCGTCACCTCTCCATGAATCTGGAAACAATGATGACATTAGTCCTTCGTGAATAGCGCCAGTTCTGCTTTTAGTGTTCAAATCAACAAACTTATTTAATAAAGATAAGTTTTGTGCGCCTTTGTTTAAAACTTCATAACTAGCCTCTAATTTCTTTTGAGCAGCTTCTGAAGCTCTATCAATAGCTTTATCTCTAAGAGCGCCTGGCAAGCCTTGTCCTGGAGTTCTCATACCTGCTGGGGCGGTTGCTGCTGGTGCTGAGCCATATAGTAATTGTGAAAAATCAGCCATTATTTAACTCCTTGTACGGCAATGCCTTGTGCTTTAAAGTCTTTTTTAACTTGCTCTACTGTTTTACCAGAGTTCCTAGCGGTTTCATTTACATCATTCATCGTAACAGATTTAGGTTTAGCCATTGGCGGTGTAGGGCCGCCAGTTTTGTAAATACTTTCGTTTCTAGTTATACCTAAATTAGCCATTGCAATATCTAATTGCGCTCTTTGTGCGTCAGTCATTTCTGATGAAATGCGTTTCCAATCCTCTGGAGAGCCTTGATACCCACCTTTTTGAGCAAACCGATATTCTTTTTCTAAATTAGAAATAGACTCGGAGTCTTGTTTAGGGTTTTCTGCAATAAGACGGTTAGTTCCACCTTCAAAGCGTTTCGCACCAGCAGCAAGCTCGTAAGGTGCATTCCGTTTCCTCATTGTGTCAAAGTCACCTGTCATTAACGCTTCTATTAGTTGAGGTCTTTTGGTTGTGGTTGCATAGTCTATGTAAGCTTGTCTAATAGTGTTTTCATTAGGCTGTACCATTGTTGTCGTAGTAGTAGGAACAGATGTCACAGCGTTGCCTGTCATGCTTTGTGTGCCATACGGTGATGTAGGTGCAACCATCTCACTAGCGTTGCTTGTAGGGCTGTAATTAGGCGCAGTTTGAACTGTATCGCCAATAGCCAATTCTTTACCAACACCTGGAGCGTAAGTAGTTTGAGTTTGTGTAGTAGGCTCAAAAGCTTTACCAAATTTGTTAAGAGCATCAATCATTTTGGTGTTTTCAGCAGCTTTGTAATCGCCATATTGTTTCATGGCTTCTCTCTCTTGTTGACCACCTACATATTTATTAGCTAATGTAGATAAATGCTGTGTCCATGAGGGCGCTACATAATGTCCCGATACCATTTGACCTTGAGGAGTTTCTTGTTGACGCAACGCATCAGCTAAAGCTAATTTGCGCTTTAAATCTATTTGCATCAAAGTATCGTCTTGAGGCATCTCTTCTTGATTACCAAATAAACTCATATTAAACCCCTAACATTGCGTAATTAACAGCTTTAAAGCCATTATCCATTTCAACAACGGCTTCAGGCATGATAGCTTCAACTTCTTGAGCCATAACACCAATTTGTTTGCCTTCAGGCAAGTCATAGCCATCTTTGTAATTGTATGAGTAAAGATTAAGACCATTTTCTAATGAGCCAACTTTTTCAATGTTTGTTTTTAATCTTTCATCAGAATACTTCATAATGCCAGCACCACCAAGACCCATTAACCCACTCATAAAACCACCACTAGCGGCATTTTGTGCATTTACATTAGCTAATTGAGCGTTGTAACCTGCCTGTGTAGCACCTAATATATCAGCGCCAGCAGTTTGAGCTTGATTTGGAGTGTTTGCAAAGCTTGGGTTTTGCACTTGAGAACCTGTACGCAACGCATTAATAACATTGATAGGTTGCATTTGGTTGTAAGCTTCTTGTTGGAAGGCTTGTTGATTAGCAGATAACCCTGTGTTCATGCCTTGAATTTGAGCTGAAGTCAACAAATCGTTTTGTTGTTGTGACAATTGGCGTTTAGCATTGTTATAAGCTTCAGTGCCTTGAGCAATACCTTGATTGGCTAATTGAGCATCAGACATCTCGCTTTGCTGAGCAATTTGAGGTTGCAGTCTACGCATGATAGCGTCAGAGTATGTTTCGCCAGGATTAATGCCGTAAGATGGCAATTTAGATGTATCTACCCCAGGCTCGCTTAATACTTTATTTGCATAATTTAATCCAGTATTTGCTGTTTGCATCAATCCTTGATTAAGCTTGCTTTCTTGGTTGTAAATAGCTTGTTGTTCTGGAGATAATGTTTGAGTAGCAGTGTATAGAGTGTTGCCGTATCGGTCAGTGCCTGGGTTGGCTGTGTATGTTAAATTGCCGTATGGTGTTACTTGGTTAGTACGGTTAGCAGCAGCAGTAGCCCTTGCAGCCTCTAAGTTGCCAGCAGATGTTTCTTTAGCTGCGCCAATGTAGTCAGGCGCTGGTGGTGCTTTAGCTTTACCGTTAGCCATTGATATGAATGGGTCACGAACACCTTGCAATCTTAATTGCACAAATTTACCTAGCATTTTTTTTACTCCAATTTAACATTTTGCAGTTTTCAGGCCATAGGGTCATTATAAGTAAATCACCGTTACGACCTGCGTCTTTTAAAGTTGTTTCTATTACAAACCCAATCTTATGATTGAGGCTTATTGCTTTGTGGTTGTCGGCTTCTACGGTAGCTGTAAAGCGTTTAACCTTTACTTGATTAAAAATGTAATCTACTACTGTAATCCAGTAACCTTTAGGTGGTGGTGAGTCTATTCGTTGATGGCCAAACATATTGTTGCCGTTCCAGTTTTCAAAAGCCGTTCCAGCAACAATAACACCATCTATTTCCCAACCAAGAGCTGTCATGCCCTCGGTATAAGAGCCTACCTTTTCCATTACCCAACGAGCTACATATTCGCCTTGGACTAAC